GGGCGGCGTTGCGCTGGCCTCGTTCAGTCTGACGTGTTTTTCGCAGCCTAAACTGGCGGCTAAACAGCAGCCTAAAGAGCACCTAAACAACCATGCAGATGACCCTGTCGAAGGGCGACTTCGCGGCGCACATCGGCGTGACGCCTGGGCGGGTCAGCCAGTACATAGCGGCCGGCATGATCGGCCCCGATGCCCTCGACGGGCAGGGCCGCAACGCCAAGGTGATCGTCGCCAAGGCGAAGGAACAGATCGCCCGCAAGCGCGATATCGGCCAGGCGCTGGGCAATGGCCTCTCGACCCGGCTCGCGCTTGACCCGGAAGAGGCAGCCGACGCCAGTGGTCTCCTCCCCGCTGGAGTCGGCAAGCCCGATGACACTGACCGCTCGTTGAAGTCGACCAGCGTCGACGACGAACTCAAGCAGCAGCGCCTTGAGGCCGAGCGTCGGCGCAACCGACTGGCGGCCGAGGACGAGGCAGCCCGCCGCGGCCGCCTGGTCGACGCTGCCCACGTCCGCGCCCAGATGACCAAGCTTGCGCAGGCGGTCGATGACGAGAACGCCGGCATGCTCGCCGACTTCGCCTCGGCGGTCGCCGCCGAGTTCAAGCTGCCGCAGCGCGACGTGCTGCATCTCTTGCGCAAGGTGCGCGCCGAAAAGAAAGCGGGCGCCGCCGATCGCGCCCGCCGCCGCGCCTCCGGCCTGCCGGAATTCGTCGAGGCGATCATCGAGGAAAGCGCAGCTTGACCGCGCACTTCGTCCACGTCGCCAACGCCGAGCGAATCGCTGCCGAGGTGCTGGCCGAGGTGATGACGCCACCGCCGCCGGTCGACTATCTCCGCTGGGCCGAGGACAACATCGTCTTCACCCAACGCGAAAGCCCGCTGCCCGGCCCATACAATCGGAGCCTGTTCTACTACTTCGACGAGATCCTGCGGGCACTGTCGCCCGACGATCCCTGCCGCATCGTCTCGCTGCTCGGCTCGGCGCAGATCGGCAAGACTGTCGTCGCCAATATCTTCACCGGCGGCTCGCTGGCGATGGACCCCGGCGATTTCCTCTACGTCCATCCGACCGAGAACAACGCGCAGCGCTGGTCGAAGATGAAGCTTGTGCCGATGCTAAAGGGCACCACGGCCCTGCGCGCCGTGTTCCCGATGAAGGCCCGCGATGGCTCCGATTCGGTGCTGTACAAGGAACGCATCGACGGTCGCGGCGCCATCCAGATCTCCGGCGCCAACTCGCCGGCGTCACTCTCCCAAGTGACGATGAAGCGCCAGGTGCAGGATGACCTGGCCAAGTGGGAAATGAACAACGCCGGCGATCCGGAGACGCAGGCCGACAGCCGCAGCCAGGCGCATGAGTTCGCCAAGATCCTGAAAGTGTCGACGCCGCTCGTCGATCCCGGTTGCCGCATCACCAAGAATTTCGAGGACGGCAGCCAGGAAAAGCTCTGGCTGCCGTGCCCGCACTGCGGCCACCTGCAGACGCTGGAGTGGGAAAATTTCCTCGCCAACCTAGACGAGGAACAGCCGGAGAATTCGCACTTTTCCTGTGGCGAGTGCGGTGGCGTCATCGAGGAGCATCACCGTCCGGCGATGTTCAAGGCGGCCAAGGCGCTGGAGGATGCCGGCACCGAGGTCTGGCGCGCCGAGAACGCCAAGGCCAAGCGCTTCCACCGCTCGTTCCATCTGTGGTCGGCCTATTCGCTGTTGCAATCCTTCGAGCGCATCGCGCGCTCCTGGCTGAATGCCCGCGGCGATCCGGCTTCGGAACAGACGTTCTTCAATGATGTCATCGGCCGCGCCTACAAAACGCTGGGCGAAGCGCCGCCCTGGGAGTCCTTGCGCGACAGGGCATCGCAATCGCCCTATCCGCGCAAGACGATCCCGGTCGGCTTCCCGATCGTCACCGTCGGCGTCGACTGCCAGGGCGACAGGGTTGAGTTTCAGGTGGTGGCGTGGGCGCGCGATTACCGCCGCGCGGTCGTCGATTACGGCGTGTTTCCGGGTCACATCTCGACCAAGGAATGCTGGGCGTTTCTCGACGGCCTGGTGAAGCAAGAGTACGTCAACGGCTATGGGCGCCGTATCGGGATCGACCTGCTGGCCATCGACGGCAATGCCTGGACCGAGGACGTCTGGGGCTGGGCAAAGCGGCACCTGGCGTCGAAGGTGATCATGGTGCGCGGCTTGGCGTCGGAATCGGCGCCGCTGCTGGCCCGGGTCAAGAAGGAACGCAGCCGCTCCGGCAAGCTGCTCACCTATTCCCGGCGTTTCTACAATTTCGCGACGTCGGTCCTGAAAATGGGGCTCTACCGCAATCTTGTGAAGGACGATCCGCTGGCGCGTGGCTTCGTCGCCCTGCCGCGCGGCCTTGACGACGAATATTTCAAGCAGCTGACCGCCGAGAGCCGGCGGGCCAAGCGGCTGAAGACCGGCTTCATCGCTTATGAATGGGTGAAGGATCCGGCGCAGGCCAATGAAGGCCTCGACACGCATCTGCAGGCCGAGGCCGCCGCCATCAAGATCGGCGTCCGCTCGATGCCCGACGCGATGTGGGACCGCTATGAAGCCGACCGCGAACAGCCACCGGCTGCCGAGCAATTCGAGCTTGAGGATCTGATGGTGCAGGGCCTGCCCGCTCCGCCGCCACCGCCGAAAAAGCCACCCGCACCTGTCGCACCGCCACGCGCCGGTCGCCGCATCGTCAGAACAATCCGGAGACCGACATGAGCCTGACGACGATCGAACTGCAGGCAATGCTCGACCAGCTGCGCCGGGCACGCGCCTCCGGCGTGCTGATGATCCGCCACGGCGACGAGCGCGTTGATTACAAGACCGATGCCGACATGAAGGCGGCGATCAACGATCTCGAAACCCAGATCGCCATCGCGACCGGCACGCGCCGCTCCCGCGTCAAGAAAGCCTATCAGTCCTCGAAAGGCCTGTGATGAATGCTCCGGTGAAGGCCGATAAGCCGCGCTACCGCGTGGCGGTGGGCGCCGATGGCCTTGTCGGCACGCCGCGGCTGATGAAGCCGCAGCAGATGCAGGCCTTCGATGCCGGCCAGTCCGGCCGCCGCATGAAGGCGCTGCCGACGGCGGTGCAGGACATCAACATGCTGATGCGGTCCTATGGCCGCACGGTGGTGGCGCGCTCGCGCTACCTCGCCCGCAACAACCCGCAGATCTCGTCGGCCAAGCGCTCCTATATCGCCGCGCTGGTTGGTGACGGCATCAAGCCGTCGTCGCTGCTCAAGGACGCGGCGCTGCGCGATGAGATCATGCAGGCCTGGCTGGAATGGACAGACGAGAGCGACGCCGACGGCCTGACCGATTTCTACGGCCAGCAGTCGATCATTGGCGGCGAGATGTTCGATGCCGGCGAATGCTTCGTGCGCTTCCGTCCGCGCTTTGCCAGCGACGGCCTGTCGGTGCCGCTACAGCTGCAACTGCTGCCGTCGGAAATGCTCAACCACGCCGATAATCTGAACCTGCAGAATGGCATCACTGTGCGCAACGGCGTCGTCTTCAGCCCGATCGGCAGGCGTCTCGGCTATCGCTTCTATCGCGAGCGGCCTGGCGACATCAACTTCACCGGCGAGTTCACAACGGTACCGGCGTCGGAGGTGATGCACATCTTCAGGCCGCTCGAAGCCGGGCAGGTGAGGGGCATCCCGCACACGCTGTCGGCGATCCTGCGCGCAACAAAGCTCGACAATTACGACGACAACGAATCCGAGCGCAAAGCCTTCGCTTCCGCCTTCAACGCCTTCATCACCAGGCCGGCGCCGGAGGACGCGGAATCGATCCTGGCGCCAGGCGAGGCCGAAGCCGCCGCCGCCGGTGTCGACGACGGGCTGGCCTTCGAGCCGGGCTCGGTAGTGACGCTGGCGCAGGGTGAGGAGATCACCATTTCCGAGCCGGCCGATGTCGGCGGCAATTATGAGGCCTATCAATACCGCGCCAATTTGCAGGTCTCGGCCGGCGCCGGCGTGCCCTATGCCGACATGACCGGCGATCTGCGCCAGGCGTCCTACGGTTCGCAGCGCGCCGGCATGCTGAAGTTCCGCCGCGAGATCGCCGCGACGCAGAACCATTCGATGATCTTCCAGTTCTGCCGGCCGGTCTGGCAGCGCTGGCTGTCCGACGCCGTCGTGGCCGGCGCGGTGCCGATCGCGCCGTCCGCATACCTTGCTGGCCAGCGCATGTTCCGGGCGGCAAAATTCATCGCGCCAAAATGGGACTGGATCGACCCGCTGAAGGATTTGCAGGCCGAAAAGCTTGCCGTCGACAATGGCTTCAAGTCGCGTTCCGATGTGGTCGAGGCGCTTGGCGTTGATCCGGAAGAGAACGACCGCCGCATCGCCGCCGACCGCGCGCGCGAAAAGAGCCTCGGTCTTTCCTTCCCGACGCCGGCAGCCGCGGCGTCGCAGCAGTCGAACACTTCGGACGCGACGCCACCGGCGGACACGCCGCCCCAACCGGGAGATGGCCAGAATGGCGCATGAAATCAACCGCCTGCTGCGCGCGTTCGCAAGCGATGCATGGTTCATTGACCCGCGCAAGGCCGACCAGCTGGCGGCGATGCTGCTGTTTCGCAACGAGCATGGGCCGCGCGCCGAATCCTATCGCGCCGCGCCGGCAGACCGGCCTGCGGCGCGCGAGCAACGCGGCAGCGTCGCGCTGCTGCGCCTCGTCGGCCCGATCCTGCCGCGCGCCGAGGCCATCACCGATGTTTCTCAGCCGGCGGCGCTGATGACCGATTTCCGCCTCGCCTTCAGCCAGGTGGCGAACGATGCCACCTTGTCGGCGATCGTCATAGAGATCGATTCACCCGGCGGTCGCGTCGACCTGGTGCCCGAAACCGCCGCGATGATCCGCGCCGCGCGCAATTCCAGCCGGCCGATCGTCGCCGTCGCCAACACCATCGCCTTGTCGGCCGCCTATTGGATCGCCAGCGCCGCCGACGAGATCGTGGTGTCGCCTTCGGGCGCGGTCGGGTCGATCGGCGTCTACACCGTGCATGAGGATGTCTCGGCCGCGCTCGAGGCCGACGGCGTCAACGTGACGCTGATTTCGGCCGGGCCGCGCAAGGTCGAGGGCAATCCATTCCAGCCGCTTGACGATGCCGGGCGCGCCGCGCTGCTCGGCAATGTCAACACCTTCTACGGCATGTTCGCCGGCGACGTCTCCAAGGGCCGGGGCGTTCCGGTCTCCGTGGTCAAGGCCGATCCCGAAACGCAGCCCAAGAATTTCGGGGGCGGCCGTGCCGTTCTCGCGCAGGAAGCGGTTAAGCTCGGCATGGCCGACCGCGTGGCGACGCTGGAAGACACGATCGCTCGCCTCGCCAGGGGCGGCAAACGCTCCGGCATGAACGCCGGCGCTGCGGCCCGCCAGTTCGTCTGACCCCAGTTTCGGCCGTCGGCGCTCCGGGCGCGGTACGGCATCACGAATCGTATCGCCTCCCGGAAAATAACCTCGAAAGGAACAGACAATGCAGAAAGTGCTTATGGCGCTTCTCGATAAGAGGCGCGCGCTGAAGACCGAGGCGGACGCGATTGGCGCCGCTATCGACAAGGCGGAAGGCAGTATTACCGCCGAACAAACGTCTCGACTGGCCGCGCTCCATGAGGACGGCGCCAAGATCGATGCCGATCTCACTGCCTTCGCGGCCTCGCTGCCGGAAGATCCCGAGAAGGCAAAGGCCGAAGCGGTCGCCGCCGCTGTCGCGGCTGCCATCACGGCGACGCGCGATGTCGACGCCAACATCGCCGCCACCTGCCATATCGGCAACCAGTCGGCCAAGGCCTCGGCCTTCATCAAGGAAGGCAAGTCGCTCGCCGACGTCCAGGCCGCGGTGACCGCCGGCAAGGCCGACGCTTCCGGCCGCGAGCTGCGTACGCATGCCGATGGTGGCGCTCCCGACGGCAACGCCTGGGACAAGACCATCGAGCGCGTCAACGCGCGTTTCGGCAAGAAGTAAGCAACCGCGCCCGTCGCGGCGCTTCTCCAGTCGATCCAACACGAAGGAACTTTTCCCATGACTGCTCTCACCGAAGCCCGTCACACGGCTGAATTCATCATCTCGGAAGGCGACGGCCACATCTCGCGCGAAAGCCTTGTCGCCGGCGGCACGCTCAAGGCCGGCGAGGTCGTCAAGATCACCGCCAGCACGCTGGTCTCCTACGACGGCTCCGGCACTGTCGTCGGCATCGCCATCAATGCCGCCGAGGACGGCGACCTGGTCGCCTACATCGCCCGCCTCGCCGAGGTCAACGGCAACATGCTGACCTCGACCGAAGCCACCGACGGGGCGCTGGACGCTGGCGCGCTCGCCGGTCTCGCCACGCTGCACATCATCGTCCGCTAAGGCGGGCATTTTCCACGCAACAGCCCGCTTTTGAGAGCGGCGTTCTGAAGGACCACCATCATGCCCATGCTCGACGTTTTCAATGACGATGCCTTCAGCGTCGTCTCGCTCACCGACTCCATCAACAAGCTGAAGTTCGTGCCCGGTCGTCTCGGTCAGCTCGGCCTGTTTCAGGAAAGCGGCATCACCACCACCACCGCAGTCATCGAGGAGCGCGACGGCATCCTCAGCCTGATCGAGCCGACGGCGCGCGGCGGCCCCGGCAAAACCCTTGACAAGCCGCTGCGCACCGTGCGCCCGTTCGTCGTGCCGCATTTCGAGATCAACGACGCGGTCATGGCCGATGAGGTGCAGAACGTCCGCGCCTGGGGCTCGATGTCCGAAGTCGAAACCGTGATGGGCAAGGTTGCCGACAGGCTCGCTGTCCATTCGCAGTCGATGGAAGCGACCATCGAATATGCCCGCATCGGCGCCTACAAGGGCATCGTCACCTATGCCGACGGATCGACTGTCAACCTCTTCGACGCGTTCGGCGTCTCCCAGGAAACCGAAATTGCCTTCGATCTCGCCAACGCGAATCCGGTTTCCGGCGCGCTGCGCAAGAAGTGCGCCGGCGTTGTCCGCAAGATCGCCGACAATCTCGGCGGCTTGCCTTATCAAGGCGTGCTTGCAGAATGCGGCAGTGATTTCTTCGACGATCTGCTTGGCAATGTCGAAGTGGTGAAGAGCTTCCTCAACACCGACATGGCCGCCGTGCTGCGCGCCGGCTACGTGCTGCCCAATGGCGACAAGATCTACGGTGCTTTCGAGTTCGGCGGCATCGTCTGGGAAAACTATCGTGGCGCCGTTGGCAATACGGCCTTCGTCAACCCCGACAAATGCCACTTGGCGCCGATCGGCGTGCCCAACCTGTTCCGCTCCTATTTCGCCCCGGGCGACTACATGGAGACCGTCAACACCATCGGCCAGCGCATGTATGCCAAGCAGTTCCTGATGGACAACGGCAAGGGCGTCAACCTCGACAGCCAGTCCAATGTGCTGTCGATCTGCACGCGTCCGAAGACCTTGATGCTCGGCAAGCGCTCCGCCTGATCGTGTCGCCGCCGAACTGGTCCGCCCCGCCGCTATGGCGGGGCGAGACCGCAATCATTCTGGCCGGCGGCCCGTCCGTTCTCGGCCAAGACCTGTCGCTCCTCTGCGGGCGACGGGTCATCGCCATCAACTCGGCCTGGCAGACCTATCCGCAAGCCGATGTGCTGTTCTTCGCCGACACAAGGTGGTGGACGAAGTTCCATCCTGACTTCGGCGGGCTGATCGTCACCACTTGCGGCTGGTCGGACAAGCGCATCAAGAATTTGAAGAAAATCGCCCCGGGCAAGGGCATCGCGGAAACGCCCGATCGGCTGGCGCTGGAAACAACGAGCGTCACCGGCGCCATCAACCTGGCGGTGCATTTCGGGGCGTCTAGAATCGTCCTGCTCGGCGTCGATGGCCAGATCATCCAGGGCCGCCGGCATCATCACGATATCGCGTATCCCTGGCCGCTGGTGAATGGCTGCTTCGACAGGCACGCCGCCGAGTTCCGCGCCATCGCGCCATCGGTGGCAAAGCGCGGCGTCGAGGTCATCAACGCCAACCCCGACAGCGCCATCGACGTCTGGCCCAAAGTTCCTTTTCAAGAGGTGATCGCAATGCTGCAGCGCGTGTCGGCGAGGCCGTCGATCTCCGTGCTTAGCATGTACGGTATGGGGGATTGCATCGTTCAGCGCGCTGTCGTGCGCGAATTGATGAAGACGCGCAGTGTCGAGCTGCTGACCTATTACACCGCCATGTATCACGACCTGATCGCCGAAGGGCTCAAGGTCACTCTGGTGTCCAGTCATCTCGACCCGCGCATCCGCGACAGGGGCAATGGCGTCAGCGGCGGCAAGGGCAATCGGCAGCACGATCGGAAAATCGGCTACGATCACGCCCAGACCAAGAAGCACGGCACGCTGCTCAACGCCATGTTCGCCTCGGTCGGCCTGACGTTGCCGGAACGCGCGGACTTCTCGCTGCCAGTCAAACCTCAATGGCGGGAAGCGGCTCGGGCGATCGTGGGCGATACGGGCGGCAGGCCGATCATGGTCTATCGCCCGATCGTGCTCAACGGCACCTGGCCGTGCCCGTCGCGGGCGCCGAATCCCGACGCCTACGCGGCGCTCTATCGCTCGATCAAGGACCGGTTCTTCACGGTCTCGGTCTGCGACCTAACGCAGAAGGGCGAGCACATCGTCGGCGAGGAACAGGACGCCGACCTGAAGCTGCACCATGGCGAGGCCGATTTCGAGACGCTGGCCGGGCTGTTCGCCGAGGCCTCTCTGGTCTTCGGCAATGCCGGCTTCACGCCGATCCTGGCGCAGGCGGTCGGCACGCCGAACATCGTCGTCTATGGCGGCAACGAGAGCTTCCGCTTTACCAACGTGGTCGGCGCGCATCTGGCGCCGACGCTGCCGATCGAGCCGGTGAAGCCCTGCGAGTGCTTCGACCGTCATCACCAGTGCGACAAGACCATTGACGTGGCTGAGGCGCTGCCGAAGGTCGAGGCCTTCGCGGCGGCGCACGGCAAGCAGCCGAAGGTGCTGGTGTTTGGCACGGTCTATTCCGACACGCCGGACAAGCAGCGCCTGGCTGCTCAATGGGAAGTGCTGCACCGGCAGATCAATGGCGCGGCGGTCCATCTCCTGCTGGTCGACAGCGCCTCGCCGGTGCCGCTGCTTGCCGTCGAGCAGGGCGCGGAGAAATACGCCTTCCCAGACAACATCGGCCACCTCGCGCGCGGCGGCCGCGACGGCTGGGGCAGGGCCTTCTGCAAGGGCCTGGAGATCGCGATCGACGGGCAATACGACTATGTCGCCCATATCGAGGGCGACAGCCTGCTCAAGCGGCCGGTGCTGCCGATCATCCGCCAGATGATGGCGGCAGGTATCAAGGCGGCCTCGGTCCCGGTCGAAGGCACCAAGCGCAAGGAGAAGGGTTGGGCCGAGACCGGCCTGATGTTCTTCAGCGTCGACTATCTCTGGCAGTCGAAGTTCATCGAAAAATACGACTGGTGGAACCGCCAGCCGAAACCCTATCCCGAGCAGGCGATCTTCGACATCCTCGGCGATGACCTGGTGATGCTGCCTCTCAAGGCCGAGCGCGGCGACAAGGGCCAGATCACGGCGGAGAACGTCGCCGCGCTCGATTGGGTCACGCATGCAAGCCCGGAAGCCTATGACGCCTTCGTGGCCTCCACAGTGGCCCAGGAGCCGCCGGTGCGGCCGGTCGAGGACGCCGTCAAGCTGAACTTCGGCTGCGGCACCAACAGGCTCGACGGCTGGCTGAACTTCGACGCCGAGGTCAACATCGAGAAGCGACTACTGTTTCCCGACAATCATGCAGATTTCATCTATGCCGAGCATGTCGTCGAGCATGTCGACTATCACGCCGCGCTGCGCTTCTTCGCAGAATGCCGGCGCGTGCTGAAGCCGGGCGGCGTCATCCGGATCTGCGTGCCAAGCCTCGAAAATATCTGGCGGCGCGGTGACCAGGACTATTTCGATTTCGCGCACAAATGGGCGCCATCGGCCGACCGCCGCGGCGCCATGCACGCCATCATCCACGCGCATGGCCACAAGGCGATCTGGTCGCAGGCGCTGCTAGAGGCCTGCCTGTTCTTCGCCGGTTTCGAGGAGATCGAGGCTTGCGAGGTCCACAAATCGCGCCATGCCGACCTGACCGACGTCGAGGGCCACCACAAGGTCATCGGCGAGCATTTCAACTGGATCGAGGCGGCGATCGCCGAGGGGAGAGCGCCATGAGCAATGTCGTTGCCTACACGAAACTTGATCAGCTTTTCCCGGGCTATATCAATGTCACAATCGCCGACGACGGTGCCGTTGTCATCACGGTGCGCGGTGATCCGAAGACGGTGGACGGCTGCTACATCTGTGGTCACGCTTCCGACAAGGGCAGGCCCGGCCGATGCACGCCCGGCGATGAGAACTGCAACAACTACTGCAACTTGGCCCCTCAAAAGGGGAAGATGCAGGCCGCGCCTCTTGATTGCCAGCAGACCTATTGCGGCGAAACCGTCACCGTTCGACTTTCGGCTGCCGAATGGGCCGCCCTCGCCAAGCAGTTATCGGAGGACAGGCTATGAAGGTGCCCAAGCCGCAGGCGATGTCGCTTCGGGATCGGCCAAAGCCGCCCCCGCGAGCATGTTTCTGCACCGGGCCTCGTAACGGCGATCCGGTCTGCCCGTGTCGCATGCAGGAATACACCGAGCGCGAGATGGGTCGTCGAGTGCTGGATACGCTTTTGCGTGGATGGACGCCCGCTACAAAGCCGCGCGTTCGCGTCAAAGCCATCAGTCGCCATGTAGCGTCAAAGGCCGCGATCTGATGACCGGCCATCGCGACCAGTGGTTCGGCTCCCGCACCTATGCGCAGCATGGCGACGATCTTGCCGTGCTCAACATCTTCAAGCGGCTCGGCATCGAAAAGCCGTCCTATCTCGATGTCGGCGCCTATCATCCGTTCGACCTGTCGAACACGGCGCTGCTCTATGAGCGCGGCTCGCGCGGCATCAATGTCGAGCCGAACGCGGCGCTGTTCGAAGCCTTCCGCAAGGCGAGGCCGGAGGACACCAACATTCGTGCTGGCGTAGCGCCGGTCTCGGGCGAACTGCCCTTCTATCACGTCGCCGCCGATCCCGGCCGGTTCACCTTCGACAAGGCAACGGCGATGACGTTGGGCATCACCGTCACCGAGACCGTCGTCGTCTACACGCTGAACGAGATCGTCGACGGCATGTTCTGCAACGGCATCTGGCCCGATCTGCTCTCGCTCGACATCGAAGGCCTCGATATCGACGTGCTGCGCGTCACCGATTTCGGCGCTCATCCGCCGCACGTCGTCATCGTCGAGGCCGATTGCGGCGGTGGCGATACCAGCCACGAGCTCGCTGCGCTGATGGCGACCAAGGGCTTCATCCCGCATTCCTGGTGCGGCTCCAACATGATCTTCGTGCGCGCCGCCGACCAGGCAGCGGTGTGGGGCGTTTAGATGCCGGTAGACAAGGCTGCTTGATATGTATGATCTCTCGCTTCTCTACGGACCCATGTATGGCACAGCCGGCTTTGGCGTCGCCGCCGTGCTGACGCTGCCCGGCACCGACGGCGCGGTGATCGAACTCAGGGCGATCGATAAGACGGCCGGCATCGTGACGGGCAGTTCAGGCGGACGGTTCAATGCCGAGGTCGAGACGATCTCGCCAGCGGCCGCTGTGCGTGCCGGCGACATCGCGAACATCGACAAGGCCGATCTGCACGGCGCCACGCTCGAAATGAACGGCAAGACCTGGACCGTCGAGAACCACGCCTTCCGGCCGTCACCGAACGGCGAGGTGGACGGCGAGATCCTGCTCATCCTGACTGAGGCCCGCTGATGGATACCCGCGAAGCCATCCTGCAGCGCCTCGTAGCAATCGCCGAGACCTTCAAGACGACCAGAGGCATCAAAGCGGTATATCGCAACAACATGCGCCCCCCCGAGGCGAACCTGCCGGCGATCCTGATTCTGGATGGCGACGAAATGGGCGACGAGAATGACCCGAACAGCCGCGGCTCACGCGGGCCGCGCCGGATGACCATGACGCCGCAGATGCTGATCGTGCTGCCGGAGAAGTCTGAAGATGTCGGCACGGTGCTAAACGGCCATCGCGCTGCGCTGATCAAAGCCATAGCGACCGACGCCGACCTGATGGCGCTGACCACCAACCGGCTCGGCGGGCGCCTTCACTCCACCCAGACCTCGCTCGCCTGGGGCCGCTCTATGCTCGGCGAAATGGGCGTGGCCTTCGCCATTCCCTACTACCTCGATCCCGCCACCCTCTGATTTTCAACCGCCCAACACCCGCGTGAACTTGGGACGGGCATCGTCACCGAAAGGAAAGACCTATGGGCGCTTCTCCCGATACCGCCAATTACCGCATCCCGGCCGCCGCCGTGGCGATCAAGAAGTCGACCGATATCGACTATGTCGACGCCGGCAACCTCGTCAACTTCGTCTACACGCCGAGCGTGACCAAAAAGGAACACTTTTCCGGCCGCGTCGGCATCCGCGCGAAAGACTTCACCGCCGTCACCCAGGTCGCCGCCTCGATCAAGGCGACGCTCGACGAGAACACCGCCCGCAACGTCGCCATGTTCCTGCTCGGCGCGGTCGACACCAACACTGACGGCGACGAGATCATCGATCCGCTGACGGCGCCCAACCTCACCGTCGACATCAAGCTGACCGCCACCAACACGGTCGGCCCGATGATCGACTTCGAGGGCAACGTCACCATCAGCCCGTCGGGCGACTTCAACCTGATGGCTGACAATGACGACTTCGCGCAGATCCCGTTGGTCGCAGACGTCAACAAGAAGGATGGCCGCTACGGTCGCTTCACCATCCGCCAGCAGGCTTAAAGCATGACCGCCTTCATCGACATCGCGCCGCTCACCTTCACCGAGAAGGTGCGCGGCCACGAGGTGACGGTGCGCGGTGTCGAATTGACCGACATCGCGCAGATCGTCATGCGCTTTCCCGAGGTCGCCAAGCTCTTCGACATGAAGGGCAAGGCGAAGGTCGATCCGAAGACCTTCAGCACTCTTTCTGTCGCCCTGCAGTCGGCCCTCGTGGCGGCCGGCATTGACAGGATCAGGGAAGCGGACGCCGCCAACCTTACGCCTGGCGAACGCGCGCTGCTGATCTCGCGCATCCTGCTTCTCACGGTGCCGAGCCCAGCCGGCCCTTTCCTCGAGGCGCTGGCAAGGCTGACCGGCAGCGACAGCGCGACAGGTCAGCCGGCGAAAGCCTAGCCATGGCCGCGGCGCGGCTGAAGCGCCTTGGCCATTCGGCGACCGAGATCATGCACTACACGCCGCGCCAGATGGCCGCATGGCTGCATTTCGGCGAGATCGACGCGCGGCAGGAAATGGCTGATGAACTGGTCATCGGACTGAACGCGGCGCGCGGCGATCCGAAGGAAGTAGCCAGGCAGATCGAGGACTTGCGGGATGACTAGCAGCCTCAAGGTCTTCGTCGAAGCGGCATCGGGCCAGTTCGACAAGGCGATGGCGCAGGCGACGAAGGAACTTTCCGTCGGGGCGATGAAGGCGGCAAACATCGCCGCCGACATGGCGAAGCGCGAGGGCAGGGCAAACATCGCGGCGGCCGGTTTCAGCCAGAAATGGCAGAACACGTTGACGACCATCGTCTACCCGCAAAAGACGCTGTCGCCGCAGCCGACCGTGCTGCTCTACAGCAAGATCGAATATTCCAACATATTCGAGCAGGGCGGGTCGATCTCCGGTCACCCGTTCCTGTGGCTTCCGCTTCCGGCGGCGCCGCCGAGGATCGGCAAGGCCAAGGTCACGCCGGCGCTCTACGCCAGCCATGTCGGCAAGCTGTTCACGATCCAGCGTCCTGGCAAGCCGCCGTTGCTGGCGGCTCAGATCAGGACAGGTCAGCGCGGCAAGCGGGGTGGGGTGCAACTGCGCACCGTCCCGATGTTCGTCGGCATCAGCACCGTGTCCATCGCCGACAAGTTCGCCATCCGCGAGGTCGCCGAGAAGGTTGCGGCGGAACTTCCCGGGATCTTCGCCGGCGTGTTCAATGGCGGCGGAGACTAGTCGATCTGGTCGATAGTGCTGTCGTAATCGCGGCCGATCATCAACATGACGAAGCCGGCGAAGAACGCGACGCCGGTGATCGCCAGGGCAGCGACTGCTAACCACTCCGGGACCGCAAAATACCATCTCCAGGACAGCGCGTTGAGTATCGGCGAAACGACCACAAGCCACGCGCCCCAGATGCCATCGCCATTCAGCCGTGGTCGCGAATAGACCCTGTACCTGACCGCCAAAACATCCTCCCGCCTTTCACGCCCATAAGGAAATAAGCCTTGGCCGAGCGCAACGCAATCGCCGTCCTGATCAAGCTGCTCGGCGGCGAAGCCATGACCGAAGAGCTGAAGAAGCTCGGCGAGACCGGCGAAAAGGCGATGGAGACGATCCAGGGCGCAGCCGAGAAGGTCCAGTTCGGCGGGCTCGGCAACGATCTGTCCATCCTGATCGGCGATATCGGCACCTTTGCCACGCGGTCGATAATTGCGCTTGGCGCACTAAAAGTGGCGGCCGATGGTCTAGGCGCCGCGCTGTTTTTCCTCGCCAAATCGGGGGCGGAAGCAGCCGTTCAGGCGAACAACGCAGCGCAGGCAGCCGGCCTGTCGGCGAAGTCCTATCAGGAGTGGGCGTTCGCCGCCGACAGCGTTGGCGTCAGCCAGGCGCAGGTCAGCACGGCCCTGAACACGTTCAACAAGCAAATCCTCAGGACTTCAGAAGAAACCACCAAGGCCGGCAAGGCCGGTGCCCAGATGGGCCGCGATATCCAGCAAGGCGTCGGTTTCTCTACCGAGACATTCAAGGATCTCAATGTCGAGGTGACGCGCTTCGGCGAGAACACCAAAGGCGCCGGCGACAAAGCCAAGGCTGGCGCCGCGAAAACGAAGACCGGCTTCGATGAACTCGGCATTTCGGTCAAAAATGCCAGCGGCGCCCTGAAGACCAATGACGAACTACTCGCCGAGGTCGCTAACGCTTTTCAGAAAATGCCAGATGGCGCTCGCAAGTCCGCGATCGCGATCAAGCTGTTCGGCCTTGAGGGCGCGAAACTCATCCCGTTGCTTGACAAAGGCGCCGCAGGCATTGAGGAATTCAAGGCCAGGGCTGCGGCGCTTGGCATCGTCTTCACCGATGATCAGATCAAGGCGGCGCTCGCCTTCGACGATTCCCTCAACGAGTTGAAGAAATCTATCTCCGGCCTGCTTCGGCAGATCGGCCTGATTTTTGTTCCGTCGTTCACTGCGGGGTTCAACGCCTTCCGCGATCTGATCCTGCGCAACAAGCAGGCAGTGCTTGATTTCGCCAACAATGCGCTGGCCAAGGCCAAGGTGCTGGTCGCGGACTTTTTTGCTGCCCTGTCCGGTCGCGACGCCGACGTCAGCAACAAGTGGATCATCGAATGGCGGGACGCCATCGTCGGCTTCGGACAGGACGCATTTCACGTCGTCAACGGCGTCGTTCTGCCGGCATTCAAGTTGCTGCGGGAAGGTGCTGGCCTCGTCACCGAAGCCTTCAACAAGATATTTGGCACCAGCATCACAAGCGGTGAACTGCTGATCCTGGGGTCGATCACCCAGATCCTTGGCGGCTTCCAGGTGCTGCGCACGGCCATCTTCACCGCCATCAACGCGCTTTCGCTGTTCAGCCGCGCGTTGCTCTCCAATCCATGGCTTGCTGTGCTGACGGTCGTCGCCGGCGGCATTGCCCTATGGGTGACGCGCACCGACCAGGCGACGGCCGCGCTGCGCGTGCATGAAGACCTGATCGGCAAGGTGGGCAGTGCCTACGACCAGGCCGGCCGCAAGGTCGCCGAGATGTCGCAGCAGGTCAAGGATGCTGCGCTCATCCAAGCCCGGCTGTCTCAGGATGCGGCGAACAAGGGACTGAGCAGCGCGATCGACGATGCGATCAACGCGATCCAGCAGTTCGATGGTCTCCTCCCGCATGCGGCCGATAAGCTTTTCGATGTCTTCAAGCAGTTTCAGGGCACCAAGGACGTCGAGGCATTCCGAGCCGAGGTATCAAAGATCGGCGCCGAGAATCCCGAACTTGGCAAACTGGCGCAGCAGTTCCTCGACATCACCAACAATGCGCACAAGCTGGCGCAGGATGGGCAGGAAAGCGCGAATTTCATCGGTCTCCTGACCGGCAAGCTCACAGACAGCGAGTTCGCCGCCAAGCAGGCCGCGCTCGGCATCGCCGGATTCAGCGCCGACGCCAAGGCGGCAACCACGGACGTCAATAATCTCGGAACGGCTGTCGATACCGCTAAGACGAAGGTCGAAAGCCTCGGTCAGACGATCACCGTGTTTCGGGGCGGCGGACCTGGCGGCAGCCTGACCAAGGAAGTCTTCGATGTCGTGGATGGCGTCGCTCATCGCGCCGACCAATCGAAGGCCGCGCTTGACGGCGTGGCCGAGAGTGCCAAGGCAGCCGGCGAAAACATCAAGAACGTCTCTAGCGAGATCACCAACTCGATCTCCGATGCAGTCAAGCCGGATGCGGCTACGGCCGGGGTCGACGCCATCGTTACTGACGTCAATCGCATCGCACCAGCGGCGCAACAGGCGGCGGACGAGACGAATTCAGCCCTATCCTCGATAGACGCCGGCTCGGCCGCGCAAGCCGCCGATGCCGTGGTGGCACCATTCGAAGGCCTGCCCGGCAAGATCAGCTCGATCCTGTCCGGCATCCAATCGCTGGTGCAAAACGGTTTCGCCGCACTGTCAGCCACGGTCAACAGCCTTGCGGGCCAGATCGATGCCGCGATCTCGCGCATCCTCTCAGCGCTTCAGGCGGCGGCGGAAGCGGCGCGGCAACTGCGCGCGCAGGCGAGTGGCTCGGCGGCTGACAGCGGCGGCTCGCATGGCGGCTTTGCTGATGGCGGCCATCTCGCGACGGGTCCCGGCACCGCGACCAGCGACAGCATTCCGATCTGGGCATCGCTCGGGGAGTTCATCACCAGGGCAAAGGCGGTCGCCTATTATGGTCCTGGTGTGTTCCATGCGCTCAACAACATGACCTTGCCGCGGGATTTCTTCAAGGCGATCCGCGGCTTCAATATCGGCGGCGTCGTCGATGGTTTTAGCCGTTCCTTGACCGTACCGCGCATGGCCAGCGGGGGGATGGTTCCCGCGCTCGTTGCCGCCGGTGCGTCCGCCGAAGCGGGTGGAACCATGCGCGTCAAGCTCGACTTCGGTCTCGGCATCGATCAGGTGTTCGATTTGGTGACTGATACATTCACCGCGACCAGGTTGCAGCAGTTCGCGATCCGCCAGCAGCAGACCAGCGCCGGCCGGAGGCCTGGCAAATGACCTCGGCCGACAATCCGACGCTCCTGCGGCTCGATCCGATCACCGTCCCGCCCTATTCGGCGCGCGGCATTTCGGAGGAGTTCGGCCTAGACGGCGACGCGCAGTTGGCGCGCACCGTCAACAACACGCTGATCGATCTCGGCGATGGCACCGCCGAAAAGTACAAGCTGACCATCACCTGCACCGACCAGAACATGCCGGCGCTGGACGGCGTGCGGCGCGGCATGGTGCTGACCGTCGATTGCGCCACCGAGTTCTCCTACCTCACCGCCGGCGGCTCGCCGTCGCGCACCGTCGCCTCGACCACCGACGATCCGGCGACGCGGGAAGACGGCGCCTACACCTTCTACCGGCCGCGGCTGACCATGATGGTGGCGGACTATCGCCTCTCGTTCGACGAGTGGGGCGCGGCCTGCAACTGGTCGCTCGACCTGATCGAGGTCTAGCGCATGTTCTTCTTCGCCTGGGTCGACGAGACGGAAACCACCTTCGGGCTGGAGCACCAGGTCGTGGACGAGGACATCGTCTCGATCGCGCTCACCCACAAGGAAGGCGCGTTCGCCTCGCTCGACATCACGGTCAGGAATCCGCGCGTCGGGCTGCTGGCACCGGGCCGCAAGCAGTGGGCGTGGCTGTCCTGGCACGACGAGAAGAACCCGACGGCCGGGGTTATCCCGCTTCTGTTCGGTCGCCTCGTCGGCGTGCCGCAGCAGGTGCAGGGCAATGCCGTCACGCTCAACATCATGGCGCGGCCTTCGGCCTATGATGCGCAAAAGCGTGCGCTGGCCGAGACGATGAAGGTCGCGCCCTATTGGGATCCGATGTTCATCAACGCGGATTCGCGCGACGATCCCGACACGGTGCTGCAGGGCTACACCCATGCCTGGCACATCGACCGCGTGTCGCTGGCGGTGACGGCCTCCGACATCCTCGACGGCGAGGACGGGCTGCTCGACTTCGGAGAGGATTTCATCCGCGACAGCCTTGGCGCCGACCCTGGCGAGCCGCCGCTGACCTCGATCAAGGTTTCGGCGGAGATCAACTGGGCGCAGGCGGCGACCGGCACCGTCGATTTCACCAGGCAGCTGGTGAGCGCCTTCACCCTTGCCGGGTCCGGCGACGGGCACCTGATCAAGTCGCTGACCGGCGACGGGCTGATGCTGGATTATCCGGAAAAGGACAAGCGCATCGGCGGCGGCTGGACGTTTGGCGACGGCTCGATCACCAGGGCCGACGGCACCATCGTTCCGGAGGATTTCCACCAGGTCATCATGACCAACGGCACCGGACAGTTCCCGGTCTGGGCGATGAAGCCGGTGTTCCTCGCCGACTATGACGTTTCGCGCAACCGGCAGGAGACGGTGTCCTTCACGCTCGTCGCCGACTGCCAGGCGATCGTCACCGAGCCGGGCGGAGAGGAGGTGCAGGAGATTAAGGTTTCGGGCGATGCCGACGAGCCCTGCGATCCGGCAACCACCGATTTTCCAGACGGCGCGCCGCCGATCGGCGACGTTCGCAGGCGGGCCTATCTGACTACGCAACGCGGCCGGCGCAGCATCGACTTCCTGATCTGCCTTGCCCGCCGCAACATCCTGGAGCGCTCGCGCGCCGTCTCCATCGGCTTCTCGGCGCCGCTGACGCCGGATCTGGCCGAGACGCTGTCCTGCCGCATGAATGCCCGTATCGCCGATCCGCGTCTTCCCGGCGGCGAGGCGGCCAGCAAGATCATCGGTTACTCCATCACCGTCTCCAACGGCGCGCCGCTTGTCGCCATCACCATCGGCTGCACGGTCGGCAAGGGCAACACCGTCACCACGGTTCCAGGCGATCCGCTCTATGTCGAGGAAGGCTATGTCGATGACGGTTACCAGGCCTATTCCGGACGCACGGTGATGCCTGTCCCCGGCGAGGTGACGCTGTCGGAGGATTATATGCTGGTGCCGCCCAACGACGACGGCGTCGACTTCCTCACCATGGATCCGGCAACGCTTGTCGAGCAGATCACCATCATCAATCCCCTGCCGACGCAGCGCGCCGTGCTCAACGCCTTCATGCCCGACATCTCCGCGGCGGTGAACGCGCTGAACCAGGTCTTCTCCGAGGTCGACGGGGACTTGAAAGTGCTCAAGGGCGGCCCGTTCATCACCGATTATCCGCTGGAGGTGAGCGCGCTGATGGTGCCGAAGACGATCGACCTCGAGGCCGCCTGATGGGCTTGATTTCAACAGGCGTCCCAAGAGGGGTTTTCCCCGGAGCGGTAATTAACGTCAGTCGAGGCACTGGTGTCATCAATTTGTCGTCGCTCATCGGCGGCTCGTCTGGCGACAGCGTGCTCAAGCGCGCGCTGTCGAAGGTTAAACCGGATGAGGGCGGTGAGGCGCATTTCCGCTTCGGCAAGGCGTCGCGCTTCACGCTGACGACGCCGGAGCAGCGGACCAATCCGACCGTCACGGTCAACTGGCCGCCGGATGACAGCAAGAAAGACGACGAGCCGAAGGATATCCACATCATCGAATACGACGAGATCTTCCGGCAAACCGAGACGCTGCGCGTCGAAAACCCGGACGATTCCGAACAATACGTGATGGTGAAGAACACGCTCCGGATCGTCTTCCAGGGCCGCGACGATGGCCTTTACCGCGGCTTCAACTTCAAGAGCGCCAAGGAAACTTGACAGATGGCAATTGTGCTCCGCTCTGTGAAGGGCTCGAACCTCACGCCCGCCGAGGTCGACGGCAATTTCACCGATCTCGACGGCCGCGTGAGCGACATCGAGGACGCCCCGATCGTAGGCGTGCCGCCGTCCAACATCACGCTGGTCGGGACGCAACTGACCTTCTATTACCCCGACAGCCTCACCTTCGGTCCCTTCACGGTTCCGCAGGCGAATTTCCGGCCCTCGATCGGCGTCGACATCGATGCCGATACCGACGGCACCTTCACCGTCACGTCTGCCCATGCCAACCATTATCTTCGCTATGCCGGCGGCAGTTCGCTGACGATCATTTTCCCGGGCGATCTCGCGGCCGATACGGAAGTCACTTTCCGCCAGGTCGGCGCCGGGCCGATCCTGTTCCCGTCGACTACAGACGTGCAGGTCAACGGCATGGAAGGCTTCCTCAACCAGACGGCGGGGCAGGGCTCGACGGTGACGGCCAAGGTCGTCCCGGCCGGCGGCGAGTGGGATCTGATCGGCCGCCTCGCGGAGGATGTGACGGCCTGATGCCTCAGTCCTTTGGCTCGCGCGATCACCCGGTCGATCTCGGCCCGTTCAGCCGCATCGTCGAGGTCGGCTGGCGCCGGCTGGATTACCTTGCCTATCAGTCGACGGTGCAGTCGGACAATCCGCAGGGACCGTCGGCGACCTGCTTTCCGGACACAGGCTTCCCTGACCCCAATCCCGGCTATTACAGCGGCTGTATCGACAAGACGCGCTATTATCTCGGGCTGACCTCGCCGGGCTTCACCGGATCCTGCCTGGGCTATAAGAACAACAGCGAGTGGGTGTCGGTCAACAACGTCACCTTCGCCGACATCCCGGCAACGCCTGATGCCGGCAATGGCACCTTGTTCGACCATGCCGTCGACGTCTGGCAGTTCCCCAACCAGGCCGCGTTCGTCGACGCAGGCGCGGCGCTCGAAATCCCGGTGCCCGGCCATCCGTCGATGTTCTTCAAGGATGCGCTGTCGATACAGGCGGTGTCGAAGGCCAGGGCGCAGAATGAGGGCGCGGTCTGCGTCGACGGCATGACCTGGTTCCCGGAGTCGCCTGGAACGCCGGGCAATATCGAGCATTCGGAGATGCACCTGTCGCTGGCCGGCATGACCGCAAGCTACCGCGGCGATACATTCCATTTCTTCGGTCTCGCCACGATCCAGAACACCGTGCCGCCGTTCAACTATGTCGATCCGTTCCCGGTCGGCACGGTATATTTCCTGTTCAAGCGCGAGGTGCCGACTTCATGATGCCCGGAACCGTCGCCCAGCTTTCGCCCTCGGGCACGTCGTCCGGCAGGCCCGTCTGGGTGCCGAGCGACGCGGACGGCATGCTCGATTTCGCCAACGATCAGTATTACCTCGCCAACCAGTTGCGCGAGATCGGCACCATGCTCGGCGGCGGCTTCGACAGCGGAGAAATTTCCGCCTCGGGCATGTACGTCAATTCCTCGAACTCGAACCGGCCGACGCCGATCGGCGTGCTTTTGACCAGGCTGGTGGCGGGCGTCGCCGCCGGCATGACGCTGGTCTTCGACGTCACCACCGCGAGCTCGCTCGGCGGTTGCCTGATCTATATCGGCGTCGACGCCGACTTCAATTCATCGAGCTTCTGGAACCAGGCCTATATCGACGGCGACATCGACGATGACAATTCGCTTGGCATAACCGCCACGATCAGCGGTGCCGGCGCCCACAAAATAGCGCTCACCTTCAACCGCGACGTCGGCGGCGGCGACCACGAATATGCCTGGTGCCATGACGGCAACGCAGCGGTGACGCAGACCGTGAATTATGCCGCGGCGACCATGAGCGCGGCGCAGATCGGCTGGGACGGCGCCGCCGACGGCAGGCAACTGTTCCAGACCTATATCAAGTCGATTACCTTCTACCCGGCGCTCGATCCAACCGATCTGCCGGCGCTCACCGCCTGATCTGCTCCAAACTTCTGAACAAGGAAACCGCCGATGGCTACGCTCGTCGTCACCCTTTCGCGCATCGATGCGACGCGCGATTACGATCCGCCCGTGGCAAAAGGGTCCGGCTGCAGGACGGAATCCATCACCATACCGAATACGGGCGGCCTGACAGCCTCGGGGGAGACGATCGTCGAACTCCTGGCCGACGCCGACTGCTGGGTTGCTGTCGGTGCCTCGCCGGATGTCGACGGCATCGACGTCCGCAAGCTCAAGGCCAACGTTCCCTACACCTTCGGCATCGCCGACGGCGAGAAGGTGAAAGTGAAGGCGGCTTCCTGATGGCCGGCTTCAATCGTCTCGGCCTTGGGCTTGGCGTCCAGGGCTCCGCGCAGGGCGCGGCCGCCTCCGGCTCGTCCACCGCCGGCCAGCCGATCGGCCTCCTCCTCATCCTGACAAAGGCTTCCTGACATGGCTGACAATGTTGCAATCACCCAAGGCGCAGGCACCACCATCGCTGCCGACGATGTCGGCGGCGCTCTCCATCAGCGCGTCAAGGCGACGTGGGGCCCGGACGGCACCGGCAACGATGTCGACATCGCCTCCGGCAAGCCGTTGCCTGTCCAGGTCCGCAGTGCAACAGGCCTGATCCCGATCGGCGAGCCGACGGATGCCAAAAGCACGGCGACCGATGCCACGTCCGCCAGCGGCATTTCGATCTGGAAGCAGATCAGCGCCTCGGTTCAGTTGATGGTATTCGGCGCCGGCACAGCTGCTGCGGCGCAGCGCGTCACACACGCATCTGACGATCCGGCAGTGGCGACGCTTGGCGCGACCACTGGTGCCGCCGTCATCACCGATGCCAACGGCACCGTGCAGCAATATCTGCGCGGCTTGGTGAAGCGTTGGGTTGATGCTCTCGGCACCGGCACGGCAGCAGCGGCCTTGCGTACCACACTGGCTACCGATGTCGGCCTGCCGGCCGGCACGGCGCTGATCGGCAAGGTCAAGACCAAGTTCATCGTCGCTGCGGCTTCCGCCTATACCCGCCCGGCCAATACTACGGCCTATACTGCCAACGATGCGGTCTCGAACAATGCCACGGCTGGGTCAGTAACGGCGATCAGCCTCAGTCTGTCTGACGTCAATGATGATCTGGTCACGCTCGAGCGCATCCGCATTCTCTCGACTGACACCGGTGTGCAGGGCAAGAACTTCCGCGTCTGGCTGTTCAATTCCGATCCGACCGCGAACTCCGGTGTAGGCGGCGGCGATAACGCCGCATGGAGCCAGAAGCAGGCCGGGTTCATCGGATCGATGTCCGGCACCTTCCGCGCCTTTTCCGATGGCGCCGGTGCGGTCTGCGTCCCTGATGAGGGAACGCGCATCATCACTGCACCCGTCACAAGTGCCAAGACGGTGTTTGCGCTGCTGCAGACGCTTGACGCCTTCACCCCGTCGGCCAACTCCACCACTTTCACCTTGACCGCCGAAGGCTTCCAGGGAGCCGCCTGATGTTTCCCCACATGATCGGGCGATCTGGCCCTGGCGCCGCCATTGTCGCTGGCGGCGGCGGCGGCTCGAGCGATGGCGGCTTCGTCGACCAGCCCGTCGTCACCACGACCGCCTCCGGCAACACGACCATCAAGGGCAAGGTCAAGGCTGGATCATTCGGCAAGTTCGTCTATCCGCTGGCGACCATTGCCGCCGGCCGGCAATACACCTTCCGCTACACGCCGCAGTTCCAGCAACTCGCCCAGCAGGGCAAGCTGGCAATGGTCGGCTTTGGGCTGAAGAACAACAACGACTTCCACATCGTCGGGCTCAGGGGGGATGGCTCGACCGGGCTGCACAAGTATGAGGTCTACGGGACACCGCCGAACGGCTGGAATGCCCAGACCGGGCATACCACATCTGATGGCGGCGCTTCCGCCAATGGCACGCAGGCCGGCCCGAACTGGATTCGCCTGGTCGTTTCCGCCGACGGCGCAACCTACAAGTTCCAGACCAGTCCCGATGGTTCAACCTGGACCGATGAGTTCACCGGCGTCACACCGTCGCCATTCTCCAACGTGTCCTCTGTCACCACCTTCGGCATTGCGCTCTGGTTCAACAACGCCGATGCCGGGCCGTTCTCGATCGTCATTGACCAGTTCGCCGATGCGGCCGCACCAGTTGGCTTCACATCGACGATTACCATCGCGTCCGGAAATGTCAGTTCCGACCTCACCAATTTCCCGGTTCGAGTAAATCTGGCGGATATGCCGTCCGGGTTCTGGAGCGCGGTCAAGTCGGACGGTGGCGACATACGTGCTTACGCGGCCGACGGCACGACGCAACTGCCCTTCGATCTGACGGTGTTCGACAAGACCGGCAACACCGGCGAACTGTTCGTCAAAATGAACGTGGCGACGGCATCGAACACGGTCTTCAAGATCAAGTATGGGGATTCGAGCCTCAACCTGTTGCCCGCGACCGATACCTATGGGCGGAACGCGGTCTGGGCAGATTACGATGTCGTCATCATCAACGGACTCACCAACCGCAATGGGTCTGGACATGATGCTGCCATTTCCGGAACCGGCGTAAGCTTCGCTTCGAATGGCTGGGCTCACCTCATCAATGCGACCGGGTATCTCTATGTGACCGGGCTTACAAAGCGGACCACCTGGACCGCTGGGGCCTCGTCGAATCCGTCTGCCAGCGGCAGCAATATGTCGATGGTCTCATATACGGACAACTCTAGCGACAGCAGTAATAGGGCAACCTTGCTCGACCGCGGCGCAACGAACAATTACGGGATATGGAACTCCACCGATAGCTGGCTCGACAGCAGCGATGGCGGCCAGGCCAATGGGCTGCATCGAGGGCATGAAGTCTACAATGGGACGACCTATCGAAAGATCTACAAGGACGGGGTGTTGCGCGGAACCCATACCGGCAATGCGGCAAGGCCTGGAGCAAACGGCGATGCTTTCGTCATCGGGTCGGGAACTCCATCATCTGGCGGCGAAATCTTTCAGGGTGATCTAGGGATGATCTATCTGCGCAATGGAGAACTCTCCGCAGCGTGGCTTGCCGCAGAATATGCGTCGTGGATGCAGACTGGCTTTTACGCCGTCAGCTAACTAGGGTGGAGGCGGGGAGGGCTTCCACTGTATGGACCGTAACAGGTCTTTCGACGGACTTCGGGCGGTAGCCGCGTATTCGGTCGTGGCGTTTCATTGCCACCACCTGCCGTTTGCCTCGGCAGGCGGATGGATTGGCGTCGAGGTGTTCTTCGTCCTGTCGGGCTATTTAATCACCGGCCACTTGCTGGGAGAATTCGACCGCACCGGCGGCATCGATCTCGTCAGGTTCTATTTTCGACGCGCCGGGCGCCTATGGCCGCCGCTGATGTTGATGCTGGCCGCCTATGCGCTCGTCTCGCCGTTCGTCTTCCCAGTAACCAACGCAGCGCGCGACGTGCTCCTGGCGGGCCTATATCTATCCGACTATTCGGTAGCGTTCTGGCAGGAGCCGTTTTTCCTCATCCACACATGGAGCCTTGCGGTCGAGGAGCATTTCTATCTGGTTTGGCCGCTGGCGATCCTGGTGCTGGCACGTCTTCCGCGTCGTCAAGCGTTCCTGATCCTGGTGGCATTCTGGTTTTTGGCAACGGCATGGCGGTGGTCCGATGCACTGATCTGGTCCGATTTTTATCGGACCTTCTATCGCTTCGACACCAATCTGAGCGGACTGGCCATTGGCTCGGCCGGCGCTTTCGCGGCGTTCGCGGTCGCAAGAAGGTGGGCATTCGTGGCGGGTGCGGCGTTGATCGTCATCGCTGCTTTGGCTCCGTTCTATTCGGCGAGTACGCTCACAGTCACGCCTCTTGCGGTCGATCTGTTGGCCGCTGTTCTGATCTCGGCTATGGCGCGAAATTCCGGGCTCTTGCCCCGTCAACTGGCTTATACGGGTGAGATTTCCTACTCGATCTATCTTTGGCACTATCCGATTGTGTTGGTGCTGGCCGGCAAGGTCTCGCCACTTCCGCTCTTCATTTTCGTCAGCGCGTCCTCCTGGCTGATTGCCTGCGCGTCCTATGAGCTGATCGAAAAGCCTATTCGGTCCCTCGGCTCCCGGCGCGTGTCGCCCACCGCCTAGGTCGATTTCCGCAAAATCTGAAACTGCAACTTCCGCGATCACGGAAAGCACTTCCATGCGCCTTGTTGAAAACTGGCGGACCGTCCTCTTTCGAAGCTGGGCGGTCTGGGCCGGCATCGCCGCCGCCATCCTCAGCGGCATCGCGACCAGCCTCTACTTCTACACCATCACGCAGATGTACCCGTCGCGTCAGCTCATCGTCGCCAATGGCGTGCTGACGGCCGCGGCTGGCATCGCGGCGGCGATCGTGCCGGTGCTGCGCGTCACAAAGCAAAAAAGCATTTCAGGAGACACCGATGCCGATCAATAGCATCCGGCCCAGCCGTCGTGCCGGCAACGCAATTGCCGCAGTCATGGCGATGGTCGCCGTCGTCATCGGCGGCGTCCGCTACATCAACGGCACGCCGGATGACGTCGTGCTGGCCTCGGACTACCTGGTCAACCCCTGGGAAGGCGAGGTGCTGAAGGCCTACCTCGACCGCGTGGCCGATCCGCCGATCTGGACCATCTGCGCCGGCGATACGCAGAACGTGAAGCCCGGCATGGTCGAGACGCCGAAGGGCTGCAAGGCCCGCCTGGAAAGGCGCATGACGCAGGAATTCCGGCCAGCGCTGGTTAAATGCATCCCCGGCTTCAACAGCAAACCGATCTCGTGGCGGGCCATGATGGACAGCCTGGCTTGGAACATCGGCTCCCGCGCGGCCTGCAACTCCCGCGCGGCGGACTTCGGCATCCGAAACATGTTCCACGACAGCTGCATCGCGGCGACCGCGTTCAACAAAGCCGGCGGCCGCGTGGTCATCGGCCTGGTCAAGCGCCGCGAGATGGGCGACGCCGGCCGCATCGGCGAGGCCGAGCTTTGCGTGAGCGGCATCTGATGGGTGGTGGCGGCAACAATCCAGATTTCTGGGGCAGGATCGGCGCCTACGGGCTGGTCTACCTGTTCGAGCGCAGCGTGCCCTATCTGGTCATGCTCGCCATTGCCGCCGCGATCTACATGGTGTGGGCATGATCCAGGCTCGTCTCATCATCCTGGGCGCCGTCATCATCGCCTTCATGGGCCTTGGGCTGGTCGCCTATCACTACAAGGTCGCGGCGCGAGATGCACTTGTCGCGCGCGATGCCGCTGTCCGCGATCGCGATCTGGCCGTCACCACCAACAAGAACAATGAAGCAGCCAGGCTCAAGGCGGAAGCCGACGCGGCCAGGTCCGACAAGCTGGTCTCCGAGCTTCAGGATCAGATCGACACCGCGAACCAGTCCACTCTGGACGTGGCAACCAAGCTTTCCGACTTGAGGGCGCACAATGCGACGGTCAACGATTTTCTCAGCACTCCTATCCCTGCTGATTTGCTCAGCCTGTACGACGAATCCAAAGCCGCAGGTCATCACTGAACTTCGGCCCGTCGAGCGGCATATCCCGGCGGTGCTGAAGCGCAAATGCCAGAAGATATGGACGAAGCAGGGTGCTGTTGCTGGTGATCGTTTGCGCGGCGCCAAATCCGCCGGCGACCTGCTCGACCGCGGCGACATCAACGAGGCTGGGTTGATCAAGTGCTCGGCTCAGGTGGACAAGATCATCGAATGGGACAACCAGGCGCCCGCCTCATTGCCCTGAGACTCAACTGACGGAGAAGACCCATGCTGCAGCGTTTCGATGTATTGCTCATCGTCCTGATCGTCTATTTCGGCGACAAGCTCGCGGGTTCACGCCTGCCGCAGCCGGCCCTCAACATCGCGATCGTCATCATCCTGATCGTGCTCTTGCTTCTCGGCGTCGTGAGATACTGAGCGGCATGCAATTCACATAGCAGTGCATGGGCGGGTGACAAAGAATGGCCGATGACGATGAAGAGCGAAAGCTACCGCGCCGGCTGATCGACCTCGATGAGGACACCATCCTATGGCTGGATCGCCTGAACACCGAAGAACGAATGGCTCTTATGTGGGCCGGCAAGCTGTCGCAGGAAAAGCGCCATCGCCTCGACCTCTTCCTGGCGCTGGAAAAGGAGAAGTTCCAGGCCGGGTTCCAGGTCGTCGAACTGTGGACCAAGGTAAGCTGGATCGCGCGGACCTCGACCAAGCTGCTGCTTCTGGTGGCGGGGACGCTGGTGGCGATCAACCAGGTGCTCGCCTACTTCGCGTCGTCCGGGAGCAAGCCATGAGGCTATGGCGGTCGTGGGAATCCTTCCGGCACAAGATGGACGCGCCGTCGGCCACAATCTTCATCCTGGCCTGTCTGGCCGGCGTCGGCATTGCCGCAGCGATATCGTCGATGCTGGATCGTGATCCTCCGACCGTGTTCGAAGTCGCCACGGCCCTGACGGCTGAAGTGCCACAGGGCGGCGTTCTCGATGTCCAATACACGGTCGTCCAGAACCGCGTCTGCACGGCCAGCGTCGAGCGCTACATCACCGACGTCGACGGCAACGTGCATGTCCCGTCGACCTATACGGTAGGCAAGCAGGCCCTGATCGAGGGCTATCCGCCGGAGGGTCGCGAAACCTATCATCGCTCGATCACCGTGCCCCTGGCGGCCTCAGTAGGCCCGGCGCGCTACGACGCGCGTTTCACGTACACCTGCAACATTCTCCAGAAACTGGCCTACCCCATCGTGGTCGATGCGCCGCCTGTGCGCTTCATGATCACGCCGGCGCCGGTCGCGGTCGCACCGTTAACGCCAGACCCTTAGAACCTCCCAAGCGCCGCCATGCGCTTGCCTCGGCCCGCGTGTTCCTTCGGGGATGCGCGGGCCTTTTCGTGCGTCTGGGGCCACGCTATATCCGCTCGCATGAGCGAAGGCACGATCTACCAAGTCAGCATTGTCGAGAAGCAGAAGAGCGGCCAGAACCTGATCCGCATCCTGCTCAGGACGAAGGATCGCGACGAGGCGAATTATCTGGTGGGATCGCTCGAGCAGGACGGGCAACGCTGTAAGCTGGAAGTCATCCCGCCGGGCAGGGGTGATCTGTGAGCACCATCCAGGAGCGCATCGACCGCGGCGAGCGCATCATGGCGCACTGTCAGTCGCCGACTTGCTATAGCCCAAGCCGCGAACTCGATCTGGTGGCGCTGAAGGCCAAGCTCGGGCCGGATCATGGGACGATGCACGATAGCCTGGTCCCGCTGCTCAAATGCTCCGTCTGCGGCTCCAAGAACGTCGGCATCACCATTCATGTGGACCAGCGGCCGACTGGCGATCTGACGAGCCCGTTTAAGCGATAGCGGGGAGGAGCAACGCGCTCTTGTCGTCGGCGCCGCGCAGATCGGGCATCGGCACCTCAACGACATCGGTGCGCTCTATGGGCCCGACTGGTCGGTACTGTTCGGGTATGCGAGCCAACTCCTGTTCGGTCATCTCGCGAACGGTTGTCACCCGCTTGATCAGCGTTCCTCGCCGGAAGAATGATGGCAGAGCGTCGAAGTCAACACCGACCGAGGCCAGCATCGCCAACTGATCATCCATATGCTTCTGGTGCAGGGCCTTGGCCGAGAAGTGGCAACGCGCCGTCATCTGGACCGCGTTCTTTCTGGCATCCATCTCGCGCCAATAGATGGCCTTGCCGGCATCCTCTTTGCTCAATGCGAAGGCGCGCGCGTCGAACTCGGGGAACTGGCGGTCGATGAATTCGACCAAGCCAGCGGCCCTTGCCGCCTTGTAGAAAAGATGCGTGGCCTTTGACGCCGTGCGGCTCGCCAGCTTCTGAAACTTGCCGCCGTGGGCCAGTTCGCTCTGCGGCGCGTCTTCCCAAAGCACCAACGAAATCTCATCCGACTGGGTATAGCCAAGCGCGGCACCGAACTCAGTCACCAGCCCTTTCGTGGTCTCGATCATCGCCGCCGACATGCGCGGATCAAACGGGCGCTCCATGCCCTTGGTGAACTTGGAGAAGCGGTTGCCGTCGATACGGATATAGACGGCTTGTCCTGGCTGCGCGCGCCGTCCGGTCTCGACGCCTTCGAGTGCCTTCAGATAATCGCCAAGCGTGTCGGCCATCTCGTTCTCCTACTGGTGAATTTCGATCAATCCCATCCATCCCAGCACTGCCACACCAGCCCCTACGAGCAAGT